CTGGTAACAAAGGTCGTTTCAGAGGTCCTAATCATATGCGCGCTATTTCACGAGCGAGAGCAGTTTTGGGATCAGCAGTTGATAACACTGACGGCATACACCGAGCCATATTAACAATGGTTCCGGACGTCGGATATACTCGAACCCAGCTAACTTACTTACCAGACAAACTTAAGGTAAGAGGAGTATGGGGTAGGGCCTTTCATTACATACTGCTGGAAGGAACAGTGGCAGCACCATTGCTTGAGGCATTCAAGCACACTGACACATTCTTCTACATTGGAAAGGATCCAGTTTTCGATGTACCTCGCACAATACATCGCGCAAAGCACGAAGGAGAGTGGCTTTTCACACTCGACTGGTCAGGTTTTGACGCTACGGCGAGCACACACGAGATTAATACAGCATTTGATCTAATCAAGGAAATCATTGAATTTCCAAACTGGCAAACTGAGGTTGCATTTGAACTGAGTAGGCATCTATTCATTCATAAGAAGATTGCAGCACCGGACGGTAATATATACTTTGCCCATAAAGGAGTTCCATCAGGAAGCTACTTCACTATGATAATCGGGTCGATTATCAATAAGCTTCGATGCGAATACATGTGGCATCTTATTCATGGTAAAAGCCCAGCTTTTATCGTTACCCAGGGAGACGACGCCCTTGGCTCAGATAATGAGCAATTCAACGTCGAAGCAGCTGCTAACGCGGTTGCACCTTTAAACTGGTTTCTCAACCCAAACAAGGTCGAGATAACGAAGTTTCCTTACTTGGTTGAGTTCTTAGGAAGAACTGAGAAAGGAGGTATCAACGTCAGAGAACTGACGAGGTGCTTAAGGTTATTAGTCTACCCAGAGACAGAGGTTGTCTCAGGTGAAATCTCAGCTTATAGAGCTAGAGCCATTGCAGAAGATGCAGGTGGTTTAAGTGAGTTACTCAATAGAGTAGCCCAGAGATTAGCAGATAGCTATGGTATCGCAGAGGAGCACAATGTTCCAAAGCGCCTTAGACTGTACTCAGCTTAATTTAAGTAGAGACTGGTAAGTGGGGTTAACCCACATACCTATATAAC